CTACAACAAGCACCTCCAAAACCTCGCGCAGAGCCTCCACGACATCGCGCCCAACGACGACCGCGCGCGGGAGGCGTTCGAGGATCACCGCGAGGTGTTCGACGGCGCGTTCCAGCGTTGGGCCGACAAGGCGGGCGCGCTCGCAGGCGAGGGCTACAAGCGCGGCGATGTTGAGGCGTCGGTCTACGACACCGCGACCATGAGGAACCAGGCCCACCAAGCCACGGTCGAGCTTTTGACTGTCAAGGACGATGCGCGCAAGCTCATCAACAAGATCAAGAGTCTACCCAAAAAAGACGATCCTACTTTATTTATTCAAAGCAAAATCAAAGTCGCCCAAGACAAGCTCGACAAGCTACAAAAGCTCAACGAAATCTTGAGCGCCAGCCCCAAGGGTTGGGTGCCAAACAAAGCCCAATTTATTGACAAGCTCGGCCTGGACGACGCCAACCAGCGCGCCTATGGGCGAACGGGCGCACCCACCAAGACCCTAAACTATCTAAAGCAAACCATCAGGGATCTTGATAAAAAGCTTTATCTTATGGAGGAGGACGAGAAGCGCGGCGTGCGCGAGTCCAAGCTCGCCGACGAGCAGCAGGGTAAGACCCCCGCGCCGAACAGCGACACCCCCAAGACCGAGGCCGAGGCGCTGGCCCACGTCAACAACCTCGCCCCGCCCGAGCCCGACACACGCGGAGGAAAGGGCGACTGGCGCGAGAAGCGCCACCACATGGGCGACGTGTCCATCTCCGCGACAGGGCCTTACGCCACCCTCAACGACGCCGCGCGGCGCAGCCTCGCCAGGATGTGGCGCGCGCGCCGCCTTGAAGATCTTGGCCACGCTTCGGGGCCGCTGTGGGCGCAGATCAAGAACGACGACGGCGTCCAGAAGTCCCTCACCAAGTCCCTCGCCAGCCTCTACGGCATCTGAGATCACACGATGGACAACCGAGCCCACAAGTACCTGCGCCGCATCGACACGGGCAAGCGCAAGCCCACGGGCGGCGTCATCTACCGCTACATCTACGAGGACGCCAAGGGCCGACAGCACGAGGTGGACGAGGACGAGCACAAGCAGCGCCAGCAGCAAGCCGTCACCAAGGACACCGAAACGCGCGACCGCGAAGTCGTGCGGGGGATTTTGTCGCGCTTGCCGGAGGGCTTCGAGGTCAGCGCGGGCGACAAGGCGTGGAGCAAGGACGAGGGCGGCAAGTGGGCGTCCTCTGCGGCGGGGCTTCGCTTGTCGGACGAGGGCTTGCTTGGCGAGCTTGTCGCGGCGCAGGAGAAGGCCGACAAGCGCCCGCGCCAAGAATTGCTTTCAGGGTTGCGGCTGGCCCTTGTAGCGTTCGTGCAGGGCTTTGTTCCAGGGCAAGATCCGAAGTGGCGCGCCGAGCTCGACAAGGCCCAGGGCAAGGACCAGAGCCCCGCCGCGAGGCTCCTTGCGCGCCTTGACCTCCCGCGCGGGTTCGACGCCCAGACCGCGACCGAGGCGCAGCGCCGCGAAGCCGCCCAGGCGCTTGACGGGGCCTTGTTGGAGGACTCCCCCGCGTCCGACGCCATCAGCCGCCAGCGCGCCGCCGCGTTCATCAGCCGCCCAGGCTTCGACCCCGACGCCGCCGCGCTGTTGGCCGGGAGCCTCGCGCAAAACCCCAAGGGCCTCGCCCGCGCGGAGGGTCTGGCCCTGGCCGCTGAGAACTTCGCCCGAGACTGGCGCGCCAAGATCGAGGAGAAGGACCGCGCCGCCCAGAAGCAGGCCGACGAGGCGTTGCCCGACTTGTCCGAGGATGCGGAGGTCGAGCTAGACGACGCCGACCTCAAGGAAGTGCCCCAGAAGCAACCCAAGGCCCCGAAGCCCCCCAAGATCCCGAAGACCCCGAAGGCGACCAACACGACCCCCCGCGTGACGAGCGCGCACGCTGATCTTGCGGCCAAGCTCGCCCAGGCAGGCACCTACCCCGAAGCGGCCGCGCAGATCGGAGCCAAGGCCGAGAAGGAGCTTGCGGAGCTCGCGGGGCTCCTAGAGCAGGCCAAGAAAGACCCCAGCAAGGGGGCCGAGTACCTGCGCCAAGCCGCCGCCTCGCGCTTCGCGCAGCAGCTCTACGCCTTGTCGGTCGCGTGGCCAGGGCAAGCCGACAAGAGCACCGACGACGCCCGCGAGCTTCTTGGGTCAGCCGCAGCCTTTGACCCCTCGCGCCCAAAAAACTATGGGGCCGACACGACCCTCTACGTTGCGGGCGAGGGCGGCGCGCCCGTGGCCGTCAAGGGGCGCTACCGCTTGGTCGAAGCCGCCGACCTTGTCGCCAGCCACGACCCCGACAGCTTCGCCAAGAACGGCGCCTATCCCGAGGGATTGCAGGAGCGCGCCTATCACACCGACAAGGCCGAACAGCTCAAGGTCAGCCAAAACGCGCAAGGCCTTATCCCTGCCCTTGTCGCCAACACCAACCCCGACGCCGTCAACGGCCCGCCGATCATCCTCCCAAGCGGCGTCGCCTTGGGGGGCAACTCGCGCACCATGTCCATGCAGCGCGCGTACCGCCAAGGACTCGACAGCGCCAAGGCCTTGCGCGCCCACCTCGAAACCCACGCCCACAGCTTCGGGCTCACACCCGAGGAGGTCAAAGGCATGGCCGCGCCCGTCTTGGTGCGGGAGATCGAGCCCCCCGACCAAAGCGACGACGGCCTGCGTCTTGTCGTGCGCCAGCTCAACGAGAGCTTCACCAACGCCCTAGACCCCCGCACCTACGCGGTAGCCCTCGCGCGGCGCTCAGGGCAGGCGCTGACCGAATCGCTCGCCGCCAGCATGGAGCCCCACGAAACCCTGCGCTCTTGGCTCGACTCCCCCGCGTCGGCGTCGTTTCGCGCCCAGCTCGACAGCGCGGGTATTATCGACCGCCGCAGCGCCGCCAAGTACAAAGACCCCAAGACTGGCAAGCTCAACCGCGACGGCAAGGGGCTTGTTGAGCAGGTGCTTGTGGGCCACCTGACCGAAGACCCCGACCTCTTGGCGCGGCTGCCCGCCCAAAGCGTCGAGGCCCTGGCCCGCAGCGCCCCCTACGTCGCCCAGATCAACGCCGCAGGCCCAGCCTACAACATGCGCGAGCCGCTACGCACCGCCCTTGACGCCTACGCCACGCTCGCCCACCACGCATCCCAGGGCAACATTTCCAAGATGAGCGCCAAGATGGACGACGAGCAGATGAACGCCGCGCTTGGCCACCTCAAGAGCGCAACCCTGTTCGACGAGCCCCACCGCGTGTTCTCGGACCCGCGCGCAATGGGGCTGCTCAAGCTCATGATGCGCCGCCCTGGCACCCAGCAGCTTGCAACCTCCTTGCGCGAGGTCGCCCAAACCGTCGCCCAAAACCCCGAAGGGCAAGCCTCGCTCTTCGGCGCGGTGGACCCCAACCGCGTCTTGCAAGACGCCCTCGCCAAGCACAGCCGCCCCACCGACGAGGAAGACGAGCCAGCCGCCGCCGCAGCGTAGGCGACCCCGCGCGCGGCCCCTTGCCGCATAAATGCACCCGCCGAGCGCCAGAGTCTTGACTTTTGCGCGCATCTTGCTTGAGTGAAGATAGGTTCGCGCGCCTGCTGTCCACCGCGCGAGGGAGCAGACCGACGTGTTGACGCTCGCCCAACCCCGCCCCCTGTCCTCCTTTGTCCCGCTGCACGCCCTGCGAATCCGCAAAGGCAAGACGCGCGGAGACGCCAACGTCGCCGAGGTCGAGGGCATCGCTTCGACCGAGCACAAGGACCACGAGGGGCAAGTCCTCAAGCAAGACGGGCTCGACTGGCGCTACTTCCTGCGTGAAGGGTGGATCAACTACGAGCACGAGGACGTCAAGCACCCAACGCGCGGCACGGTGGCAATCATCGGCGAACCCATTGAGGTCTGGCCCACCACCCACGAAGGACAGCCCGCCACAGCCTTGCGAGCTTACATCTACCTCGACGACCCGCGCGGCGCGCAAGTAATCAGGACGCTAGAAACCCTCCAAAAGGCATCTTCGGCGCGCAAGATCGGGTTCAGCATTGAAGGCGACGCCCTCGACGTGGACGACCCGCGCGCCCCAAAGATCGTCAAAAAGGCAGTAATCTACAACGTCACCCTGACATCCAACCCCGTCAACCCCAAGGCGCGCATTTCCAATTTCAAACGCGCCGCCATCCGCAAGAGCTTGGGGCTTGGTTTGGGGGATCTAGGGATCGTGGACACCTCCGAAGACGACGCGCAGCGCCGCGACCCGCTTCTGGCCATCTTCCAGGATCATTGGCGCCAGCAGATGCAGGAGGCGGCGCGCAGGACGGCCAGGGCGCACGGGCGCGACCTCGCGCAAATGTTCTCCCCCGCGTCAGGGAGGCGCGAGGCCCGCGACCCGTTCGAGGACTTCGACCCGCTGGCGAACCCCTACGACTTCACCGCCAAGGGTGGCATCGGCTACCAGAGCCCGAGCCAGCCCAGCGGCGGCGATCTGTCAGCCTTGGTGCCGCAGAGCATGGAGGGCGCGCCCCGCAGGCGTCGCAGCCCGCAAAGCCTTGCGGCCATCCTCGCAAACCTCTACAACCCGTAAGGCGCGGGGGATCACTCCCCCACAGCCCCTCACACCCACCGCACCAACACGGAGCAGGGCAAGATGAAGACGATCAACAAAGACGCGCTCAAGGCGCAACTCCTCGCGGCGGGCATGAGCGAGGAGCAAGCCAGCGGCGCCATCGCGGCCAGCGAGCAAGACGCCAACCCCGTCACCGATCCCAAGATCCTCGCGCAGCTCGACGAGATCCAGTCCACCTTGAGCAAGGGCATCAAGAAGGGCGACCTCAAGATCGAGCACGAGGACGACGACGGCGAGGAGTACGAGATCGAGGCCGAGGACGACGACGCCGCCGAGGCCGAGATGGAGGCCCGCAGCGCCGCCAAGGGCATGAGCAAGGCGATCCAGACGGGCAACTACGAGGGGCTCTTGTCCGACCTGCTCAAGACCAACGCGCAGCTCCACAAGGCCATCCGCACCGAGCGGCGCATCTTCTTGGCCAAGGTCGAGAAGGCCATGAGCAACGCGGGCGGCGCGGAGATCGCGTCGCTCAAGTCCACCATCGAGGCCCAGGGCAACATCTTGGCCGAGATCAAGAAGGGATTGGCGATCCCCGAGGCGCCGCGCGGGCTGACGTCGGCCAACCCCTCGCCCCTGCGCCACCCCGCCGACCCCAACCCCAACGCCAACGCCCAGGGCTGGAGCCACGAGAAGCTCGTCAAGGCCATCAAGGCCAAGATGGAGGCTTGGGGCTCCGACAAGCGCGACCGCGCCCACGAGGCCATCAACCTCCTGCGCGTGGGGAGCGACGGCGTCACGCCCGAGGGTGTGGCGCAGGGCTTGGGCCTCAAGCTCTCCGACGCCGAGTAGGCCAACTCCGCCGAGTAGATCGCCCTTGCCCCATGTTCGCGCGGTGAACCAGCAAGCCGCGCGAGCCGCCCAACACAGCCCCACCCCTCGCACAACCAACGCGCCGCCGCCAGGACCAACCTCGCGCGGGCCAGACAGAGAGGTGGGATCATGATCCCCATGATGGAGCAATTGGACCAATTCATGGCGGGCGGCCAAGCGGACTACAACGCGCTGGTCAAGCTCAACGAGGCCCTCAAGGCCAACCGCCAGCGCGCGCAGGGGCTGCGCAAGGGTGCCATCGGCTACCAGACGCCCAGCTCGCCCAGCGGGGAAGAGTTCTCGCCGCTGATCCCCCAGAGCATCGAGGACGAGTTCGGGATCGCCACCTACGCCGAGCGCAACATCACGCTCACCAAGGAGATCCCCACCGTCAACGTCACCCAGAACGTCCACCAGTGGAACACGTTGCTGGCCTACAACACGGGCGGTCCTGGCGCGGGCGGGTTCATGTCTGAGGCGGGGTTGCCCGCCGAGGCGTCGTCCACCTTCGCGCAGGGGTCCACGCGGATCAAGTACCTCGCCGACTACCGCACCGTGTCGGACGTCGCCACGATGGTCGGCCTGATCGGCGGCACGCGCGACGCGCTGGCCCTCCAGATGAGCCTCAGCCAGAAGGCGCTCGTCGGCAAGAACGAGTGGAACCTCTTCCACGGCAACTCGGCGGTGTCCTCGCTGGCCTACGACGGCATCTTGAAGCAGATCAGCGCCTACAACAGCGGCTCCAACGTCACCGACAACCGGGGCTCGGTGCTGTCCTTGGATCAGGTGCTCAACACCTTGGGCCTGATGCAGTCCACCGACGCCTTCGCGCTGCCCGACACCCTGATGCTTGACCCCGCATCGTTCGTGTCGCTGGCCACGGAGACGGGCGCCTTCGCCCGCTACATGGCCGACAACAAGAACCCCTCCTTCGCGGCGGGGATCGCGATGAAGGAGTTCTCCTTCATGTCGCCCTATGGCGGCGTGCGCGTCGTGGCCGCCCCCTTCATCGACTTTTCCATCTGGCCCCAGCCCACCGCCGCCGTCGGCGACAGCCCCCCCGCCAAGCCCGCGCTCACCAGCGCGACCACCCCCGTCAACGCCGCCTCGCTCCTGGAGGCGGGCGACTACCGCTACTCGCTGATCGCCATCGCGGCCAACGGCGCGCAGTCCACCCCCACCTTGACGGGCGACATCGCCTCCATCACCGTGGCGGCGGGCGACAGCGTCAACCTCCTGTTGGACGACGTGTCGGTCAAGACGGGGACCAACCCCGTGACGGGCTACATCGTGTATCGCGGCAAGAAGAACGGCGCCTTCTCGACGATCAAGGAGGTGGCGCGCGTGCCCGTCAACGCCGACGGCGCGGGCGGGGCCACCTTGATCATCGACCTTGGCCTGTCCGTCTACAACACGGGCAAGGCGTGGTTCACGCGCATGACGAACACCGAGGTCTGCTACCACCAGCTCCTCGACACCTTCGTGCGCCCCTTGGGCTCCATCTACACCGCGCAGCGCTTCGTCACGATGCGCCTGGGTTCGCCCACGGTGAAGATCCCGCAGCGCCAGTGGGTCATCGACAACATCGGCAAGCCCTCCTTCGGCCCCTGACCCCACGCGGTAGAAGCCGCACCCCCAGCGCGCCGAGCCTCGCCCCTGCGTAGAGCTCGGCGCGTTTGCCTTCCCTTCTCCCCCGAACGGAGCCCCGCCCATGAAGCTGCGATACGCCCACCCCGAGCCCGCCGCGTTCAAGGCCATCATCGGCCCGATCACGCTCACGATCCCGCCCAGCGGCATCGTCGAGGTCAGCGACGAGGACGCCAAGATCATCTTGGCCAAGAGCCAGAACTTCACCATCATCAACGACGCCCCGCCCGCCAAGGTCGAGCCCAAGGCCGAGCCCGCGCGCGAGGATCTTGGCCCCTTGATGCGTGTCCAAGTCGCCCCCGCCCACCACAGCCCCGCAGGCTTCCTGATCGAGGGCAAGACCTACAAGCACGACGCGCAGGGCTTCGCCGACGTGCCCGCCAAGATCGCCGAGCGGTGGATCGAACAGAAGCGCGCCAAGCCCGCGCCCACCGCGCTGAACAACGCCCCCCAAGCCCAGCCCGAGCTTCAGCCCACCCCGCCCAAGAGCAACGAGCCCGCCAAGACCGACGACAAGGCGCGCCCGCGCAGGGGCCACCGCGCGGAGGAGCCCGAGCCCCCGAAGGACGCGAAGGACGCGAAGGACGCCAAGGACGCCCCAGCCCAGATCGAGCTTGGCGCCGCCCAGCCCGACGCGCCCCAAGCCTGAACCCAGGCCCACGCCAAGAGGTAGCCCGTGCGCGCCAGCATCGAAGACATTTGCACGGTTTCTTGGCTCAAGGAGGTTTATCTTCTTGGCGTGGATTTGACGCTTGACGACGGCTCGCCTTATCCTGAAATAATCTACACAAACAGCATTGAAAGCGCGATCTCTTATATTGAGGGCGAGCTTTCAATGACGATTGAGCCGCGCACCATCACCGCAGAGCGCCACGACCGAACCCCGCCCGTCGTGGACTCGTGGACCCTGCTCGAAACCCTGCACACCCCCACGCGGGAGATCACGACCGTTTCCATTCAAATCGGCCACCAGCCCCAGGCCAATTTCCCCGCGTCGTGGGTCATGATTCGTAATCGGATTTTTGGCCAGCTTCAGATCGTCCCAACGCCTGACGGCTCGGCGTTCTTTTTTACGTTTCAAGGGATCTTGCCTTATTTCGCAACGAGCAAATTTCCCGCCTATTTTGCGATTACTTACGAGGCGGGCTTTGCGATGGTCAAGGACACCATCGAAGACGTAGAAGACACGACCTATACGCTTACTTTTGGCGAAACATTCGGCGCAGACCTAAAAACAAATTTTGTTTTCCGCTTCTACAACGACGACGGCGACATCATCGCCCCCACCAAAGCTCGCCCCAAGGCCCCCCGCGCGGTCGTGGTGTCAAAGTCGGCGACGGGCGCGGTCATTCGTGTGGA